TCTGAGGAAGATAAAGAGATGTTTTTGTTGGGTGTTGATGCCGCCTGTGGGTGGCTTGAGTATCATATCGAGGGAGATGACGAATGATTAGTTGGCACAATGCACCAAACTACCGATACAACGGCTATCGGTATGTTCCTGATATAGACGAGGATGACGAGGGCATACGCAAGGCGTGGCACAATGTTTACAAGGTCGAGGATATTGACCCAAACAAAGATGCCCAACACCCTGTGTTGCCTGACTTCACTATTGACGCATCGCCTTACAGATGGCTAACATATGATGAGTTCACTTATCATGTGGATATGATGAGAGGGAATGTTTATGATGACTAGGTTTATGATGTGGTGCTACACTTGGGTGCTTGGCCTCGTAGTAATGATGGCTGGCACTGGTGCAATCGAAAATCCAAATGGTCATTTGATTGCTGGTATTGTCGTTGCATACACTGGTTGTGGAATGATGATAGTAGCAACTATTCAACTGACCAGAAAGAGACGATAACGGTTACCTAGTGTGGGTTGTTGTTGACAGGCGGCGTGGTGCGTCTGGAAAAAGTTGTGAAGTTTCCACACTAGGGTGACTGTTCTCCGACTTCACAGCACACCACAACAACTTGAGGGGGGCGGTTTGTCATGTGCCGCCCCTCTCTACTTTTTCACAAACTCATTAAGGGAGAAAAAAATGAGTGAAGAAACGATTGTTTCAATTATCTACGGTAATGCTGTAGTTCCTAATTTTGATAGCCGTGGCAAGCCAGACCTTTTGGCTTGGGATGATGCAATGGATGCCCATGAAGATGACGAGGACAAACTGGCAGTTTTTTATAATCCAGATGTCCTCAAGGCTTGTAAGCCTGTAATAGAAGAGATGTACTCTGATGAAAAGAAGCTGAGGGAAAAATACGAAAGTGACAATGTAGATTTGGAGTTCCGCAAAAAACCCCCAGTTAGAGACGAAGATAAACCTACACTTAAATGGTTTTGGGATAATGTAGTTGGTGACTTTTTTGATTACAGCAAATGGGAAAACGAAGAGGGTAAAATTTTAGACCACTCTGGCAAAGAATATGACTGGGAAGGTGGTGGTTTTTACAATCAGTATCCGCCTAAAGAGCATTACATCATTGCTTGCATGGACTGTCTTGAAAGTGACATGGCTGGTTGCATAGAGCCATACGATGTTTCTGATGCAGTCTGGGATGCAGATTTTCATATGTATGCCCAAAACATGGTTGAGTTGGGCAGAAAGCTGTATAACTTCCGCTACTAATTTTATACCCTAGTACAAATTTCCTGTGGATTGCCCACCACTGGGAGACATGAACGCCCTTGGGCAAGGCAACCTAATCCCCCTACAAACGGACTGGGGAGAAAGGCAAGGTGATACCTATGGATAAGGTATCGAAAAAGAGGCGCGTAAGCGCCAACATGAAAATTGACGAGCAGAAATCTAGTTTATCCTCGTTAATTTCAAACCCACCTGAGAACACACGCATTATCGAGTTTTCACCAGAACTCGCATCGTATGTTCTTGAAAATCTCAACATCAACAATCGGACAAAGAAGCCAAAGAATATCAAGCGCTACGCTAATGATATGGCAACTGGCAACTGGTCGCTGACAGGGGACACTCTTCAATTTTCAAAGAAGGGTATCTTGATGAACGGTCAGAACCGCCTGTCTGCTTGTGTCAAGGCTGGCGTTCCTTTTGTCACTCATGTGGCATTTGGGATTGAAGCCACAAGTCGCGTCCATATGGATGTTGGGAAAGTGCGTAACAACGCTGACCTCTTTCATGGAGAGGGAGTGCCTTATCCAAACGAAACTGGTAAGGGTATTCGCATGATTATGGCATGGAAGTCTGGCAAGACTGACGCGAGGAGTATTGACCTCGACTTGCGCGAGATGTTGGAATTGTACAACAATGTAATCGACAAGTCAGTTCTTGAACTTTGCATTAAGAAAGCCAAGGCTGTGAAGAGGCACACTTCCTATCCCGAAGCGCATCTCATTGCTTTAATGTATTTTGCATGGAAGCAGGGTCATTCGGAAAAGGTTAAGAAGTTTATGGATGACTTGATTGCTGGGTACGGTAACGGCCCTCGCTCTCCTGTTCGCCTTTTACTTTCAACCGTGTCTCGTTTGCGTATGGATAGGTTTAATACAATTACACCTCATATGTATGCAATCATGCTTACTCGTTCATGGAATAATTACTTGGACGGTAGGGCGTCAAAGGTGTCAGATATGAATGTGACACTCGATGACCCCTTACCAATCGACACATCCATGTAATTGCAAAATTCATGCCAAAAAGAAGGGGCAGGGTTTACGCCCTGCCCCCTGTAGTGTCGGGAGGAAACAACGGCGACTTTGAAAACCGTTGCAATTATGACGTTAGACTATCTAATCTTTAGGGTCAACATTAAAACACTCAACCCCTGCCGCCGCATATCCTGCCTTATCAAGATAACTATCCCAATGCTCAGGGCTTTCTATAAGCCTAGCTGTCTTCACCAAGTCCATCATCAGGCCATGGTCGAGCGGAGTTATCTCTTCCCCATCTTTAAGTTTGTGACCTAAATAAGCAGTCCATAAATTAGCAATGCGTGTCCAGTTTTCCAAAGGTGAGCCGTAATGGTCGCCACGCGCATCTATAATTGACTTTGCTTCTTCCAATAATATTTTGCCTTTTCTATCCATAACTTCCCCTAAAATGGTACATCTTCAGAATTGTACGATGGTACATCTGGAAAGTTATCCTCGCCACCAATCGAGTAACGAGAGGTAACTGGGTTGAAAAATAATTCAGCTACACCCTGTTTACCCACCCAACTAAAGCGACACTTCCAAACGTGAACCTCGCTAATTGCATTATTCACTGGGTCTGGCCTGTGTACAGACAGCCCCACATCCGCTTTTGCAAACCAAGCCGCGCTCCCAGAGATATCATACCCCTTGGGCGCTGGCACTTTCCCATCTGTACCTCGCATCATTTTTGTTGGGTGCGCGACAAACCAAAGGTGGATGCCGTGAGACTGAGCGAAGACCCGAAGCTGGGTCAGCATCTCACTAATCCAATCTGTCTCGCTCATATCGCCATTTTTTTGAATGTAATTGTATGGGTCGATAATGGCGCCGCGAATACCGTGTCTCATTACAGCTATCTTCAATCTCTCTACAATACCCTCTATCGTGGCTAGTGAGCCATCGTTCTGATACAGAAAGCTAAAGTGTTCCCGCACAAAGTCTTTGCCTCTATTCAATTCGTCAGGCGTGAGCCGTGGCGTTACACCAGTAAAGAACGGCTTTGCAAAGTGCTTGCTAATTAACTTGGCAATGTGTAAGCGAGGCTCATTCTCGAAGGAACAGATAGCAAACTTCCATCCCCTTTCCTCTGCCAAGTTGACCATAATCTGGTCGATAAATTCTGACTTGCCTGATGACGGATGGCCTGTAACCACAGTCAACTGACCCTCTACAATCGTGTAGTATTCATCCACGTTGACGTAGCCAGTGGATGCACCGCTACCCATTCCCTTTTCATAAATCTCATCTAACTCATCATAGAAATGCGAAGCATCGTAAAGTCCAGCGACAGGCCACGGGATAATCTTTGAGACAACCTTATCCAGACCTTTGCTGCCATGTTTTAGCAAAACATCATTGGCATCTTTACAGTCTTCTGGAAACTCAACCTTCCAGCATTTGTCCTTGCCAATTCTCCGCGCTATCTCCTCAGCCATAGCCTGACCAGCGCCGTCAGAATCTGTCGCGATGATTATTCTGTTTGCTGTCTCTATCTTCTTTTTTGCATCCCACAGGAACTTAAACTTACTGTCCTCTTGTGGGTCAATTCTGCCGTCCACAACTTTCATCACCGCACCATTCGGTACAGACACACAGCTCTCGAAGCCAGCTTCCATGAATGCCAGCACGTCCATCTCGCCCTCGCAGATAAAGAGGTCATCTCCTGCCACAACTGAGTCAAGATTAAAAAATGATGCTGGTGAGCCGTTACAAGCAAAACCCTTGTCGGTTATTGCTCTAATTTTTGCGGCGTATGTTTGGCCTTGATTGGTGTAGGGAAAAACAACACAGTCAGTTTGGCTCTGTACCGAGCCGATGTAATGCACACCAGATTTCACCTTTGCCTTTCTGGCTGTGTCCTCAGATATGCCACGCCCTTTGAGCCAGCTTATTGTTTTATCGTTTAAATCATCCCAGTTATGTTGAACGGCTAGTGACACTTTGTTATTCCTCCTTGCTGGCATATATCGCTCTTCTAACGCCACGACACCATTGGCGTTACAGTGCCAGCAGTTATATAAAATACCTTCATCGCTCACCTTCAGTGAAAGTGTGCGCTCCCTCTTTTTCTTTCTTTGGGGTGAGCATATCGGGCAAACAACTTTGTGTTGACCCTCGCCCTTACGGAGTGCCTCTCCGCGAATTAGGTGTTCTGTTTGCATTGTATTTCTCCACGACACCATAACGATATGCCGATGGTCAAATACTGTCAATATCAATTTTGAGGTAAGTTCGATATAGGTACACTATGTACTATAAAGTACATAATGTATTATATATTATATATACAGTTAAAATACATTTGTACTATGGTACTATTTTCTATCACTCAAATCTTTTAATTTACGGCCTTCATATCTGGCAACGGCTGGCTTGGATTCGAGAATATGAATAAAGTTATTTTTCATTTTGTCGTAGTCTATATCAGCTAAATCACACACCGTTATAAAGTCTTCTGTGTGAATCCACATCTCTATTATTTCGCGTTCTTTGGGTTCATTCAGGTAGGCATCTGAGATAGCTTGGGATATCACCGCTCTCCAAAGGTGACACTCTGATGATTGTTCTTGGCCTTTCCCTATCAAGCCCCCAGTAAATATTCTTCTGCTTAACCTGTCGGTCATTTTTATAAATCACCCCCTGCATCAAGTCTAATATCAAACTTTCATCGAGGTCTGGCCTCCTAGAAGAATAATAAATTAACATTTCAACTTTTACATCGTTTTCAAAAAGTTCGTCAAGACTTTGACACTGTGCCAAAAATTTCACAGCATAATTACGAGCCTTTTCTGATTTAATAGAGGCTGGACGCCCCCTTATCATCACTATCTTTCGACTATTGGCCTTTGATGCTGGTTCGCCAAGTATCTGGAATATATGCTCTTTCATACTAAAATATCCTGTTGACTTGTATATGCCCTAGTGATACAACAAACTGTGAAGGGAGAACACAATGAAAATTACCAACAACCACAATCTGCCGCAGTCTTTTGTTGATTTTGCCAGAAACGACAAATATAGCAAGGGTCATGCAGATATCTCAGTTACAACGCTGATTGATAGCCCGAGGGTCAGGGTTATGCGTGACCACTACCATAGTGAGCGCGTAGTGGATGTTGTTGATAACATCTGGGCTTTGTTCGGTACTGCTGTACATCACGTTTTGGAAAGCACTGAGCCGTCTGATGACGTGGTTATTGAAGAGCGTTTATTCACAAAAATAAATGGCTGGGTTTTGTCTGGTGCGGTTGACCATCAGGTTATTAAGGGTCAGACGGTAGAGATTACAGACTACAAGGTTACCAGTGTCTGGTCTGTTATTCACGGCAAGATAGACTGGGAGCGACAGCTAAACGTGTATGCTTATTTGGTTCAGAAGAACAAAGGCAAGAAGGTAAAGAAGCTATCCATCTGCGCTGTTCTCAGAGATTGGAACAGACGTGACGCACAGAACAAACCTAATTACCCCCAGTCTCCTATCGTGATTGTTGACATCCCAATGTGGGATGAAATGAAACGCATCCGCTACATACATGACCGCATAAACTACCATCAGAACGCACAGGTTCTGTATGACATGGAAGGGTCATTTGCACGATGCTCAGACGAAGAGCGATGGAAGCGTGACGATGCTTGGGCGGTAAAGAAAAAGGGATTAAAGAGGGCCATGCGTGTCTTTGATAACGAAGACGAGGCCAAGAAATTCTCTGAGGCACAGGACGTGTCAACTGAGATAGAACACCGCATTGGTGAATATGTGCGGTGTAATGGCGACTACTGCGGTGTCGCTGAATTTTGCTCACAGTATAAAGGAAATTGAGATGAGTAGTGTATGGGAAACCTTATCTGGCATTGATGTGTCAGAGCATACTGAAGAAAAAAATGGCCTGACTTATTTGAGTTGGGCATGGGCGTGGGGCATTGTGAAAAAG